CTGTTTGCTGCGCTCGTCCCAGGTGCGCTCAAGTTCATCCCAGCTCTGGTCTATCTGGTCCCAGGTGGGATCTGCCGCATACGTCCAGTACCCCATGCAGGTCAGGGCCAAATCATATATAGACCAGGAGTTGTCTATATAGTTTAGGCTCAACACCCGGTCTGAGTGAGTTGATCCGATCTGTGGATATAGCACCCAATCCTCACGTTCTTCTTCCAGGATGGCCGCATAACAGACATGGTAGTGCTCCATGTCGAATTCCAGGGCAATATCCGGGACTTTTTCATCCAGCCTGGTCACGTCAAAACCGTCCGTGCCGATCAATCCGGTTGGCCCCAGGGTTATGAGTTCGTCCGAGAACGTGGTTGTGGCGAAGGTGGCATAACTTCCTTCTGTGGATACCAGCTTTTTCCAGACAAAAGGCTGGTCAGCATCCCCGGTGTATTTCAGACTCCAAATGCTGCGCTCGAAAAAGACCACCAGGTCATCACCCAGAAAATCCGCGGCCATGATCCAGTCCAGAGTGGGGGCATCAACGTATCCGTCATTGGTCCAGTCAGACCAATCCCCGGCTACACACCATCTGGCCCTCTGCGGCTTGAGGTCGCCCATCTCCTGAGGACGCAAAAGAATTAACCTTTGCTTGTAGGAAAATATGAGCAGACATGAATCAACGTCATTGGTCCCGTCGCCGGTGAAGTCCACATCCAACTTTTGAAAGCTGGATCCGTCAAAACGCTGAATTTGGTCCACGTTGTTGGTGACAAACATCTCGTCGGCCCAATTCTCGGCCCAGAAAAAATTATCGTCTGCCCCGGACCAGATATCTACCTCGGTTATGTCGTGAAATCTTTCCTCTAGGGGGAACCACTGATTGCAGCGTCTGGTATCCCAAGTTAAGAGGCTGGAGCTGCCCTGGCTTCCATAGTAGGCATAGATGGCCATTATGGGATTACCTGGCTTGTACTGATAATCTGCGGTGACTGCGTCCCCTGTCGAAGCATTAAATGTTACGTCATATTCGCCTGTCTCGTAGTCGATGCTGCCGGAGCCGTCCCCGCCCAGCGTCCCGTCCCCGTTGTCGATTATGATCTGGGAACCGTCCGTGAACTGAAAACGCCCCTCGGAGTCCCCTGATCTGACCGGGGCATTCGCCAGGGTTCCGGTGTAGTTCGTGCTCCCGCTTGCGCCAATGGATTCATTCCGGACCTGGTGAACAAACTCCCCAAACGACTGTGAGCCTTTGCGTTTTTTTATCTTGCCCTGGTAGAGCTGGGCATTGAAAAGGCTTACAAAAGCATCGCGTGGAGCCAGCCACGGCTCTTTGGCGTAATAGAGACCGGTTTTGAAGTCGCTGACGGGGAAGGGCTGGTAGCTACTCATCACCTATTGCCTTCATCTGTATCGCCTGCTCTGCCAGGGCGTTTAACTGTCGAAAGCCCTGGTCAAACGTATTCCGGGCTACGGAAGAATGCTCGCTCGCAACGTGCGCCGCCCTGACCACGGACTGAACAATGGGCAAGCCCATCTCCTGCGAGAGGATGCACCCCTCACGGATGGTTGTCTCCCCTGTCTCTTGGTTTTCCCACGGTATTTTCCACCAGCACGCACACTTCTCGGAACTTTTGGGGCAAGAATCAAACATGCAATCGAACATTAGGCTTTCTCACAGGTTATGACTTTTGCGTAGGAGGGACGCCAAGAGCCGTCATGGGAGGATGTAAAGCCGTGTGAGTGGGGGTCTCCTCCACCAGTATTGCCTGTGTTAACAGTATCGTTTCCATCCTTGAAAGCATCTGGCCTATAAACCTCACTAGCACCTTGATTGTTATTGATATCTACATACATAGCATGATTATGCGATGGTATTTCGCTTATAGTTAAAGTATGATTATCAACAGAAAACGACCAACCACTTATAGTCCAACTACCTCCAGTGCTTCCACCATCAGCTTCAGTGCTTGTATTCAAAAGAACCTTGTCATTATCTTCCGAAGCAAATGTCCATCCAGTAGGAGCACTGCCCTGTTTAAAGAGCATCTTTGTCCCTGATGGAACACCGCCAAGGTGATGATCTACTCCGCCATTATCCCGGATTAGCATAGCTCCGGCATTATTATATATAATCCGCTCATTGCTGGACGGATCACTGGCCGGCGCCCCACCGCTGTCCTTCCAGGTCGGGGTGACGTGCTTGCCGGTCTGATTGCCGCCGGTAGAAAACTCGTGCCCTTCAGAGAAGGCATTCTCCAGGGCTTCATTGTTTGCCCTGATGTAGTCGTCGGACAGGCGGATCTTGTCTCCGCCAGCGGGTTTGTCTTTATTCCAGGCCATTCTCTCTGCTCCATGTGTTGGAAGGGGTGCTTACCTTCGTCCAGCTGTTTCCCCCCTGATTCTGCCGCTCCCAGGATTTTGCTTCCTGGGCCATGCGCCACCAAGGACCGCTTAGTACGTACTCCGTGGATACATCTAGGGCTGTACTTATCGCCCGCAAAATTGAGATTTGCTTGTTGCCTGCGGATATATCCATATTACAATCAACACTACCTTGAATCAGCTCCTGCAAGTCTACTGTAGAGCACTCCAGAGGCAAGCTCAGGGGCTCTCTTATGGCAAAGATATTTTGTATTTCTGTGGAGATATCCATAGAGAGATTCTTGCTTGCGCGAATGCCAACGGGGCTTGCAAGGGCTTGTGCTGCCATCTCAATGGCCTGCTCTTTCTGAGCTTGGATTGTCGGCAAATCAAAATCTATATCCATGTTCAGATTTGCAGCATGCACCTTCTGGCTATTTATCTCCAAGGTCAAACTCTCAAGCTGCGGTGTTGCTGTCGGATCTGTTGTGGACAGGCTTTGCCTGCATTCCAGCAATGCCGTTGAAGCGTCTGTGCCATAAGGTAAATCCGGTATAGCCCCGCCGTTTGTGCAGGGTTTCCAGGCTGACCAGGTTGCGCCGTTGTCTGTGGATATGCGGGTTTCGATGGTGATAGTCCCGCCATTCAGCGTCTGCGTCCAGCTTACCGAACTGCTTTCAACCATTCCGACAGCCGAAAGGTCGAGCTGTGGGGAGAGGCGGTTGCCGGATAATTCTTTTATAGAGAGATACCTCCATTTTGCTGTCTTCCCGTTATAGTTCTCAAACCGAGTATTTGTTAAATATATTCCTGTTATAGACTCTGTGCAGATAGCTGAATGGAAAAGAGTATCGTTCCTATATATTTCAACCGTATCGCCAACACGTTTTATAGCAAGTTTATCTGAGCCGGAATCTGGCTCTGAATCTTTTGCTGTTGCTTGTGCATTACCACATATATCGGCGATAAACTGTGGGTTGGCGGATGCCCATGCGTCACTTATTCCGACAGAAAATTGGCTGGTCGTTGTTGTTAGATGAAGAAAAAGCTTTCCTAAGTCGCTTGTGCGTCCTACATAATCCAAGTATGTTTCTATATAGAAATCAAGAGAGGGTAGATCGCCTAAATATTGAGCAGAAGAATTAGTAAGGTCACTATAACTATATGTTGTGCCTTCTGTTACTAATTTACTGTCAGAGACAGAAGCACTTGCCAATCCAGATGTGTCCCATAGACTACCATCAAGAATGTCGAAATCATCAATAAAGTCCGCCAGCCGCAGATATCCCCCGGCATCGGCTTCAACATCGGTCAAAGTGCCGGTCTGGAAGTCGGCCTGGGTTTGGTCTATGTCTTTAATGTGTACGGCCATAATTATGTGATAAGACTTACGTCCACCTGAAACACCCATGTCGTTTTGTTTGTCTTTTCGCCGATGTACTCGACTTCCCGGTTGTGCATGACCCCACCCCCGGCCGTGGTGGAGTTGAACAGCCCCCATTCGTTCCACTGGAAGTTGGCCTCTGCCTGGCCGAAAGTGGCCTGATAACGAACTTTATTAGTGCTGCCATCCGCATCCGGGTCCTGAGCTGGAAAACCGGTGTCCATACCTTTACGTAAGGCGCTGGTAGCGTTTGCTTCCGCCTGAAGCTGGGTTTGGCCGGTTGCAAAGGCGGTGCTATCGTCTCCAACTCCAAGGGCAGCATTAGCGTTGTCAAAATTAGTGACGGCACTACCGATCATGTTTGTGGCATGAAAACTACACGCCGCGCTTGTTAAACCCATTAGGTTTTCCTCCTGTCAATTGGGCAAACCTGCCTGTTTCCTCATTTCTCCATCGGTCAATGGAAGGCTCGTATTGCAGTATTTGCTCTTTGCCTTCCTTGATCTCGTCAGGCTCATCCACTCCCGGGGTTTTGCCCTCCCCGTAAACCAACACTCTACCGCTCACCTTCGCCTTAATCTGTGATTTTGATACGGGCATATCTTCGTCCTAAAACTGAGGCACGGCCCGTTTGCCGTGCCAGTTCAAAATGTTCGTCCTGCCTATCAGCCGCAAGTGATACTGCAAAAATCCGTCCATACGGTCAGCCTGCTCAAAATCCCCCCCCTGCTGATAGATAAGGGCAGCAGCACCTACCGCTATTGCTTCCCCCCAGCGTGGATCAACCGGCATGTCATCGGCCTGAGTCAAAGCGTCAGGCCTGTACAGGGCATGGATCTGAACCTCATAGACGTCATCCGGGACAGGGGCCAGCCAGAAGGTGCGGTCAAAGTAGAGCACGGTTTCCGGCAAGCCCTCCGGCTGCTCATATCGGTCCCTGTACTTCTCGAAAAACCATCCGGGATTGTGGGTCAGGCTTGCCTTGGAGCCGTCGATAAAAGGCGGAGGGTAGACGGCCCGGATGCGAGCATCCAGGCCATATTCACCGGTCCCGGCAGAGGTGTTCAGGGTAAATAGGGACTGTAGCTCATCCGGGCTTATCAGATCCGGCAGGTGATGCTGATAATAGTTGTTTATGTGTCCGTCCAGGTCTGAGGTAGACAGACGGTTTTCGGTGCTCCTGCCGGTAAGCTGCCGCACCCGCTCCCTGATGTTTGCCAGTGTCCAGTCCATTTTTTACCCCATGGGGTGGCAGGTGAAGCGGTTAAAAGACCCAGATCGCGTGTGCCGGACCTGCCCGGTCTGCTGATCCAGCTCAGCCCGGTAAATTGGGTATTCCTGACTGTTCAAGTGGTCGATAACGTCTTTTGGGAGTTCATAGACCTGTCCCGGGTAAAGGTGGTATCGCTCCGGCTGATCCATATCTTTGCCTTGAAACGAGAACGCCAGGTCCAGGTCGGGATCTTCGTTGTTTAAGAATTTGACCTTCATGGTTTGTCGCTTGGTCGGGGTTGCCTCTGCCATCATGTCCTCCTGTCAAAAGGCCCCGGCCTAACACCGGGACCTTGGGTTTTAATTTCTGGACGCGATGTAATACAGCTCATCGCTTGCTGCCTGGAAAGCCGCTGGAATGCGGAAGCCGGTAAAGCCTGTCATGGTGACGGGATCGGCTGTCTGCACCGTGGAGGTCTCCAGAATGGTAATACCATTGGCAGTGATGAATTCCATGTTAGCAGCTTTCGTTTCAGCGGCAGCGGTTGAATTGTCATACGGAATAGCAATGTTATGCTTGATAGCCGAGTCTGCGGCCATTCCTTCAAACCATTCCAAAGCAACATCCGATTCTGCGACTCCGGCTTCAATAGCGGTTTTGTTGAACACTTTAACGTAACTGGGCTTGAACCCAAGCTCCACGTCAATATCGGCACCGGTACCGGTAATCGCGCCTGTTTTAAATTCAATCATGATATCTCTCCTTATTGGTAGGCGGGGGATTTCTCCCCCACCTGGTTACTAACTATGGCTTACGTTGTCCAGCTTGAGCATAAAGTTGTCGTTTAAAATCCTGGCGACGTAGGTCATCTTCCAGCCGCTGGTGGCCCTCTGGTTCAGGGGGTCTTCGGTCCCGCCGGAGCCAAACGGCTTAACGATATTCTTTGCGCTGCCGCCCTCGATCTCGGTCACACCGTAGGCATTTTTCCCAACAATAGGGATTTTGTAAGGGTGAGTCAGGTCAGAGTCCTTGTAGCCCTGGCTGGACATGAGGACCCGGACTTGCTCATACGCACCCCATTCCGCGTCCTGCACATCATTGACCTTGGCGTACTTGCGGACAGGTATCCATCCGTTAATACCGCGCCAGTCGTCGAGCAGCTCAGAGCTGGACATGGCCCAAAAGGCCGAACTGACAGGGACAGACCCCTGCCCGGTCCCGGGACGGATCAGGCTGGTCACAAACTGCGCGTCGTTGTTGACCAGGGTTTTGATCGCATTGTCCAAAACAGCAGTAGACAGCGCACCGGATACGTCGATTGCGGACGCACAGGCTGCCAGAATGTCCCGGCACAGAGCGTCACGGGTCTTGCCCATCTGCTCGCCCAGCATCTCCGCAAACTCGGTCAAGGTGCTGTCCTGGTTGGTCAGGTCCACCCAGTCGGAGACGTGCAAAAAGTCCCCGTACTGCTTGACCTGAGCGGTCAGGTCCGTCTTGCTGGCCCGCTGGCCCGGAGGTGTCACACCCTCGGACAGGGGCGTAGTAGCCGGGCTCAAGCTGGCATAGCGCCGGAACTTTATCTGATCCCCGGACTTCTTGCTCACGTTTCTGGTTTGGGCCGCAAGCTCATGGATGAGGTACGGCTGGGACCGCTTGAGTAAAACGCGGTCATAAAAAACCTGCACCCCAGGATCTACCTGGGTGGTGGTGGTCAGATTATCTGCGGGCATATTCTTCCTCCGTTATCCCCGCTTGGCCTTAGCTATCTCCGCTTCCAGCGTCTGATCGTCCATCTGCGCGTAATATCCGGCCTGGCCTATTGCGCCGCCCCCTCCAGCCTGCCCGGCGGTCCCGGGAGCGGAAAGGTTCTGCATGATCCTCTGGGCCTGCTGCCCGCCAAATTGCTTGGCCAGCGTGTACGCGGTCAGATACGGGTTGTCGCTGTTGCGGATAGCACTCTCCAAGTGGGGAGCGTTTTGCAAAACATTTGGTAGTTGGTTCTGGATTACCTGC